GTACAGAGCGCCGCTGTTATTGGTGAAGACCGTACCAATGAAGCCCTTGGGAATGGTCGCGCCAGCACCAGCCGAGCCGCCGTTGATCGTGTCGCCGGAATTCGTGGCAATAGTAGCCGCGCCGCCTTCAGCGAAGATCGTGGCGACGAAATTAGAGCCTAGAACCGTGCTCTGCGCAAAGGTGTAGGTGACGGCGGCAGTGTTGACGTAATAGGTGCCCGTGTTCGAACTGGCCACGCTCTGGGCGGTCGAGACAACCTTAGTCGTGCTGGCCATGCTGGCCACGCCGTCGAGCTGGAACTGCGTACCGTCGTAGCGGAGCTGGACCAGGTCACCGATTTGCAGCTCGCCACCCGTCAAGGCTGTGGGGCCGCTCGCACCGTCTTTGTACAGGTTCTTGGCTGGCAGAGCCGAGATAGCCACCGTAGTGGCTCCGGTGTTCGCTGCCGTGACCAGGAACACATACGCCATTTGGCCCGTGACCAGGGTCGTGACCGCCGGAGACGGGGTCAGCACGATGGCATTCGCTGTCCCGCCCGCGGAGCCGCAGTAGACGGTGCTTTGCGGCGCATTGGCCGCGACCAGGGTGATAAGCGCGTTGGTGAAGTTCGTTGTCAGAGCCGCCAGGTTGCCGTCATCCAGCACACTGGTGTTCAACTCAGTCGAGATGAACGTGGCCAGCGCGGCGGCCATCATGGACGACTGGCGCGCGACCTTGTTGAACTGCGTGGACTTGGCCAGACCAGAGGTGTAGCCGTTGACAAGCGTACCCCCAGTCCCCAGGTCGGTCAGAAATTGAGCCTGACTCTCGACGTTTGCCCCTGAGCCGTTGGCAAAGGGTTGGTAGTCTACCACGTTTGTCATCAATGATGCTCCTAGTTAAACGTGCCGAAGGCGCCGACATCGAAGCCCGCGATCGCGGCGCCTTCGGCGTCGAAGCCAAAGAACGGGGTGTTCGCCAGCGTTGGCGTGACGTAGTTGCGGACACCGACCCCAGCCGCGCGCAGATTGAGATATCCACCTTCAAACAAGGCGAGGGTGACGGCGTCAGGAGACGGCCCCAGCAGGCCCATGTAGATTGACATGTCGCAATTGTCTTGGATAACGACCTGGTAGCCTGCCGTCCCAAAGACCACGGCCCAAGCGGCGTAGGCCCGAGGCACAGTGCCGTTCCACGAGTTTGCCACGATCGTCGCCCGAAGCAGCGTCTTGTAGGCGTCGTCAGCCAGTGACGTCTGGCCACTCGTCGGGTCGTACGGGCCCTGCCAAGTGCCTTGGTCCAGACCGACGCCTGAGGTATCCAGCGCGAAGTACACCCCCGTGAGTGGCGTAGTGAGCTGCCGTGGCCGACCGATCCACTGGCCGAGGACGTCGAGCTGGGTACCACAAGCCGCGTCGAGGTCGTAGGCCTGCTGCATCGCGTTCATGGTCGCCTGAAGGTCGACCGCCGGTTGGACCTGCGCCGTGATCATAGCCATGAAGTTCGGCTTGTCGTTGTGCTCGCTCGTGATGAGGCCGGTGTAAGCATTCATGTTAGTGCACCGTCAGGCTGATGTTACTGACCGAGCCCTGCGCAGCGGCGTTGAACGCAATCGCGACGTCTGACGCTGCAAGACTGCTGAGTGAGGTTCCGATCGTGATCGCGGTGACGTCGTAGGTGGCAGAGAGCGCGTCGAGCTGAGCCTGCGTCACGGAGGCGCCAGACGGGAGCACACCTGAGGCCTGCATGGCCGCCGACACGGCTGCAATGGCCGCGGTCCCTGAGAGGTTCGCTGGGCCCCACAGACGGCCGAGGTAGCAGTTCACACCGATGCCAAGACCGGCGATATACAGAGCCAGGGCCTCCTGAATGTAGGTGCCGGTGGTCGAGACGTACCCAGTCAACGCCGTCAGCGTCACCGACGCATAGATCGGGGTCTCAGCCAGAGCGTAGAAGTTGATTACGACTGGCACGCCAATCGGGTCCAGGACCGTGACCGACGTCGAACCGTAGGTGCCAGTGCCCTCGGACTTCACGGCCTCAATTGTCTGTGCAATGGTCGTGATGTTCCCGCCCTCAACCACGGCCGAGATGTTGTGCGCCGGAATGCCGTGCGCATCAGTCGCCGTCGTGCTGTTCTCGTACACCAGGTACCGACCAACGCCAGAAAGATCCCCGATGGCCCCACTGATCGACTGCAGAGGCGTGACGGCCGCTACCGACGTGGAGACTGACTGGCGCTGGCGCAGAGCGGCATCTTGCTCGACAGCGGCGCCAGGAACCGAGGCGCTTGAGTTGCTGGCGCTCTGCCACCCGAGGGTCGGGGTGTAGATTGCTCCGGCGTTCGACGCCGTGTTGATCGACAGGGCCGCGATGCTGATGGCCCCCTGATCCTGGGCCGTGGCGGTGACCGTGATTGACCCGCTCGAGGGGATAACCACCGAGGTCGGCAGGTTCCATAGGTTCTGCGAGACATCCTGCACCACGCCATTGGTGATGATCGTGCCAGTCTGCCCGATGCACGTCACGGCTACGGTGCTGTACGACGGGACCTCACGGGCCAGCCCATTGATCTTCACCAAGGACGACAGCTGGGCGCCCTGTGCGTAGGACGGCGAGAACGAGTTGAAGACGTTGATCGCCGTCTGATTGCAGTCATTGACCGCCGAGGCGAACACGGCCAGCATCTGCCCATCCTGGCTGTCGGGCGTCAGGATGGCATCGGAGCCGTAGATGTTCCAGTACGACGCCTGCAGGCTGGCGAGGATGTCGGAGTACGACGGTGCCGAGATGCCGGTATTGGTGATCTGCGCCGCGAGGGTTGCGAGTGGATAGACGGTCATGCGAGAACTCCCGAGATGGTGGTGAGACCGTAGATCGTGTCCACCGTCAGCTCGACGGAGAGCGACCGAGTGGTCGTGTTCAGGATGCTGGTATACGACACAATCGCTGCCACGCCCTGGGTGTCCAAGACCCTGGCTTGGATAGCGAGATCGTATGAACCCTGCGTGCCCTTGCCAAGAATGTTCTGGTAGTAAGGGGTGCCCTCGGTGGTATCCAGGAACCACTCGCCAGTGAAGAGCTTAAGGCGGGTCAGGATCAACTGGCCCACGGCCTCGGGGCTGTTCACAAGGAAGTTGGCACTTCCTTGGCCGAGTGTGTAATCGCCGTTGACATCTAGAGCTCGGTACCTCATCCCGTGGGTCCTCCAGAAGTGCCACCAGACTGAACGCCTGTGTGCACGTGTGTCTTCAAGTCAATCCCATCCGCGGAGACGTTACCGCTGGTAACAACGATGTTGCCAGTGATCTGGGCCGACGTTGACCCTCCAGAGCCGACCATTCCACTCTTGTAGGTGAATAGGCCGTCGACGATCATGGCGCCAGTGCAGTGGGTGATGGGCGTGTTAAGGGTCACGCTTACGGGTGCCGTCACCGTGACGGTCATGGCGCCGGCGTTCAGGTCGATGACCGTCGAGCCGTCATCCGCGCGGAGCTGGACTGAGTCGGTGGAGATGTTTCCGATCACATGAGGCTGTGAATTAAACCCGACAAACGCAAACCCGTCCGACAGGTCATGGAGACGAAGCTCAGCTTGAGTCCGCGCAGGTACCGAGGCCGAGGTCCCAGACAACCACCAATTATCGATGCACAGCGTCGAGAAGACCACCAAGCACTCATCACCATTCGCAACTGGGAAGGTCAGGGTGTGCCCGCCGCCGTGTGGGAAGAACACCGGGACGTCGACCAGCAGCGGCAGCGTGATCCACTGTGACCCACCCTGCGGCAGGCGGATAGGCACCTGGATCGTCGGCTGGACAACCACGGTCATGGCCGTCGCGTTGAAGCTCTGAACCGTTCCAGGAAGTGCAGTCCACAGGCTCGCCTCCTGGCCGCGCATGAACGAGCGAAGCGCCTGTAGCGGGTCAGCAATGCGCTCACGAGGATCCATACTGTGCTCCTACTGTGTAAGGGCTGACTGAGTTGTTCGAGGCGTTGAGGGCAATGCAGGTCAAGTCGGTCTGCCAAGCATGGCCACGCGTGTCGCCAGAGTGCTCGACCACCAGGACCTTGTAGAGCCCGTCCGCGGCAATCTGGGCCAAGAACTGCGTATCTACGGCGTTGTCACCTTGGACCGGCTCGATTGCGGCCAGCTGGTTGTACGGGATATTGAACGGGTTACCCTTTGCGGCGATGGTCTTGTTGATCGACTTGTTGTCGATCTTGACAAGGCACCCGGTGCGCAGCTTGGGGTTCATCAGGCAGGTAGCCAGGACACCACCATTGGTCTGCTCCGGACGGCCAAGGAGCCCGGTCTGGGTCGTCAGCACCACGGCTTCACCAGCGCGATAGCCGGTCAGCGGGACTGTGTGGATGACTCCGTTCTCGATGAACCATGACTGCCCGGTTGTTGCCGCGTACTCACTTGCATAGTCCCTGATCATGCCGCACAGCACCTTCCCGCGAGGGAGGATCCCGCCAGGAGGAGCCGCAGACCCGGGAGCCACCTTGGCACCATACGGAGCCGCAGCTTGGTTCAGGGCGTTGAGCTGTGTACCGTAGGTGCTGCCAGCAGCCAGAGTGGTATTGATGATACCGAAGTTATGTAGCAGGTCACCGTCGGTCGCGAAGATGTCGAGGTACGTGTCGACGCCTTCACGGCCAGAGTGGTACTGTTTGACGGTGCCGGTGAACACCTCGCCGTAGTTCCCGTCGCCGACGTAACCGCCCTGGACAGAGACCTTGTTGAACTCGCCCGTCACCAGGTTGACATGCTCCTGGCTCAGGTTGTAGACCCGGATTTCGGCGTGGAATGGGGTCTCACTGTCGGGCGCATGGGTGTGGAAGCTGAACTCCAGCTCCGACAGGTCAAGCGCTTGGGTCTCAGACGACAGCAGCAAACCAGCCTTACGGCCGAAGAGGCGCTGGGGCGCGGCGGTCATGACACCACCTGGAAATAGAGATGCCCTGAGGTCCCCAGGGCGCTGAACGTCGGAGGCTGCGACAGGTCGTTGTCAGTGAACGCGATCAGCTGACCACCAAGCTCAAGGTAGGCGTACTGCGCCAGCAGGTCACAGCCAGTGACCAGCGGGATGTTGTCGAGGATCGTCACACCGGCTGCGGTGGCAATCGTGAGCTGCCAGACCTGTCCAGGCCAGTTCCAAGCGGTGGTCAGCTGGTACTGCACACCGCCCAGCGTGATGTAGAACTGCTGCGGAGTAGCTGCAAGCGGGACCTCGTAAGCGGTCGTGGTCATTGCGCGTTCCCCACAGGCTGAGCAGACTTTGTTCCGGCTTGCGCAGTCGGCGGCGGAGTTGTCTGCTGATCAGCGGCGTTGGCCGTGGCGCCGGTGTTAATGACCTGGGTATAAGCGATTAGCACCTGCCTGCACGAGACGACGAGGATCAGCCCGTGCTCGGTCTTGTCAGTCGTCGTCGTCGAAAGGCTGGTGATAAGCATGTTGTTGTAGACACGCTTGCCTGTCACAATATCAAACGGCGCACCGCTCGCCTGCAGTGCGCGGAACTTCGTGTAGGTGTCTTGCATCTCGGTCGAGGGGCCATTGAGCAGGCCCTCAGCACCGGCGATCGTCCCCGTGACGACAGACCCGAGGCCCGCTAGCAAGCTTTGAGGACTCGGGCTCTCAGAGAAACCGCAGCGAATGGTCAACCGGGCTGGCCGCATGAAGCAATGGTCCGACACGACGGCGCCGTACTCGACCGGGCGGCTGGTGATTTCCAGCTCGTCGTAGTGCTCTTCTTCAAGCGTGACCTGAGCGACGAGGCCACCAATATTACGCTGGGTGCTGCGCAGCAGGATATTCTGCAGCACCATGCTCGCGGCGCCGGTGGCAAACCCAAGGACTGGAGTTCCCATCTCAGTTTGCTCCCGTGGGGATTGGCGTGAAGTTGCCGAAGGCCGTGGAATTACGAACAAGAGTCGAGGCCAACGTTTTCGCATGCTGGTCTTGGACGGAGCTTACGCGGTCTGCCGTCTCGCGCGCGTCTTTACCCGCCTCGACAGAGATTGTGGTATTGCTGGAGACCGTGATTGATCCCCCGGTCGACGGCATGTCAAACGCTGACCCGGCGAAGCGACGCCGCTGGTCGGCCACCTCTGCTGCTTTCACTGCCGATAGGCCCGAGGAGTACCGCTCAAACTGACTGCCAACGATATCAGAGGCATCTCCGTACGACACCGCGGTTTTCAGCTTATCGCCAGCACCGCGCTCGGTGGTGTTGAGTTCCCAATTAGCAAATTCGATCTGAGCGTCAAGGCTGTCAGGGTTCAAGCCGTTCTTTTTTGCAAATTCCTTGAGCATCTTCTGGCGATTATGGTCCCATTGGAATATCCCGTGCATCCCAATAGAATTTGTGGTATTCGGGTCAAGAGTACCATCGGTCTCATGCATTGCGTTTCCTACGAGCCCGGCAGCCGCGGCCTTAGACCAGCCGAGTTCTTGGAAACGGTGCATCAGATACGCGGCCTTTTCGCTATCCTGCGACGAGGTGCCAGCCCGCTTCGCACGAATGGCTGCCATGTTCTGGCGCTCCCACTCAAGCTCAGACTCACCAGCTCCTTGTGACGGTACAAGCGCGAGGGAAGCGCCGAGAACCCAAGGATTGAGACGGCCAATTAGGCCAAGACTGCGCGATAACAAACCTGGGCCGGCAGCAGCGCCGCGGCCGAAAACTGAACGGGCTGCCACCGCTGCTGCAGAAGCGGCCAATTTGCCACCGACGGCGCCAGCCGCGACAGTACCAATAAGCGCCGGAGCTCCGCCGTGCGCCTTGTCCCAGCGTTCTAGCATCTGAAACATGTGATCAAGGGCCGTGTCACCCTTACCGAGTTGGTTGAACCTCTGAATGACCTCGTCGATCCAATGGACAACGTCGGTGAGAGGCTTTACCAGGTGCGCGGCAAACTTGTCACCGGTGATCGCCAGGTCGCCGTCGAGCTGCTTCAAGGCGTCCATAAACTCTCGTGACAGAGCGGTTAAACCACCAGGCCCGTCGAGCTCGACGCCGGCGTCATGCAGATGTTTTTTGTACTCGTCGGTGTCGTGAGTGATCTTCTCTAGATTGTTCTCGAGGTACATCAGGTCCTCAGGGCCCATACCAAACTGCGAGGCAATAGGGATAGCAGCGTACAGAGGCATCTCTTTGAGCTTTTTGACGAGTGCCAGCAGCTGGTCGCCAGTGTCGGTGATCTTGCCCTCTGGGTCTCCGATCAGGCCATGGAGCCACGCCTCTTTCCCAGGGTTGCCGGCGAGGGCCATCTTCAAGCGCTTCACGGCGGCTGCGGCCTCGTCGCCAGAAGAGCCAGACCTCTCGAGCGCGTTGCCGATCGAAGTGATATTTGTGGCGGATGCCCCGGTCAGCTGAGAAGCGTAATAGAGGTTCGTCATATCGTAGGAGATGCTTTTGACCATCTGCTCAACCGCCACCGCCGAAGCAGTGGCAGCGGCGCCGACCTTGAGAGCAGCGGCAGTGGCGTCAGCAAGGCCTCCCTTAAACTTGGCAAGGGCGTCGGCATCAACCTTGTACCCAAGGCTAACCAGAAATTCCTTGATGACGTCAGAGTTACTGCTCATGCGCGGCATTCCATCTTCTGGTATTCTCGTCTTGGGCGTCCAACATGTCGTTCATTCTGGCGACGTCATGAAGGCCCAAGGTACCATTAACCAAGCTCTCATACAAACACATGCCCCGCAGCACCGGACGAAGAACCCAACCCTCGTTATCCGGCAGTGAAACCAGATCTATTCCTGCAGCTTCGGCTCGTCCGTAGGCAGGGGCTGCGGGGCGGGCATAAAACGCGACAGGTTGTCCACAATGACGGCGTCTACCAGCATGATCATAGTGTCCATGCTGATGTCGCTGAACATCAGACCGCCTCCCTTGGCCTGGACCGGAGCCCAGCCAGTATCCTGCTTCCTATAGACAACACCAAGGCAGGTACGGAGGATGAACTCAGCGTCTTCGTTCTCCATTCCGCGGAACGCCATGGTGTACATGAAGACGACTTCTTCCGGCTCCACGGCCTTCGGACGGGTCACGATGTTCCCCACCAGCAGCGCGGGGAGGCGCCGAGAGACATGGAACTGCGTGAACACGTCCATGTTGCCGGCGCGGTACTCAACTCCGTTGATGGGGAACTCGATCATGGTTTAGACTCCGGCGCCCAGAGAACGGTCGATAGTGATGGCGTCGAATTCCCACTCTACAGGCTTGCCCTCGGTCGCGTAGACGATGTCTGGGGCCTTGCGGAACGCGACCTGCTGGCAAGTGACGGCGTCGCCCGAGACAAGACCGGCGCCGGAGATGATGTTTTGACCGTGGGCCGACGACGACGCGGTCTGGAAGGCGTACATTGCGGAGAGAAGCGCGTTGTTCGGAGAATTTTTCAGCAGCCTGACAGTGATCTTGCCAGACTTATTGGCCTTAAGGGTATGCATACCGTTGCCGTCAGCGCCGATGTCCATCTTGTTGACTTCTTCGGTCGGCGAAAACGTGATGCCCTCACCGTCAGCAGCAGAGCCGGCGCCGAGGTTCACCATGCCCCCAGGCCCGACAAGGGCGCAGTTGAAATCAAGGAACGAGTAGGAATACGACATGGTTCAAAGCTCCTGAATTACTGGTTGACCACAACACCGACGACGACATCATGAATGGCGCCGGCAAGCTTCAAGGCAACCTGGAAGGGTACCGAGATGCGGGCCGCGCGGTCGGCCTGAGACTGAGACGAAATCGGAGGGGCATAGACGTAGAAGCCCTTGGGCAGGAAGTCGCCTTGGTTGAGGGTACCAAAGCCGGCGCTGTTCCACTGCCCGGGGGCCCCGGTTCCATTGGTAATAGCCTGGCCGCAGACCTGCTCGATATTCGTCAGCAGCACATGATTGCCGGCGTCGGTCTGAGGGATCTTCGTGGGGCTGGTGTACAGCACATTGAAGAGGGTAGTCTGAAGATCAGAGACAAACCAATCGACGTCGGTGATCGTGTCAATGAACTGCCCAGACGCCACCTTGCCCGGTTCGATGATCGTGGTGTCGTTGTCGTAAGCGACGTACACGTTACAGTTCTTGCTTTCGAGCGCGCTCATCTGAGTCGTGTTCAAGGTCTCAGCAATGACACCAGGCTCGGCCTTGTACATCAGCGTGATGGCGGTGCTGTTGCCGTTATAATCGACGACGATCGCGCGTCCGAGCAGCGAGCAAACGGCATACGCGGAGGACGAGCTGAACTGCACCAGGGTCTTATTGTACCCGAGAGACTTCATCACGTAGGCGATGTCAGTGGTGCTGGACGAGGTGAGCACTCCCGCTTCCTGAGTACTGATGCCGTACAAGTGGCGGGTGTTCGAGGCCTCGATATAGGCGCCCACCGCTTGGTGGTCACTGTCAGACGCGCCGCAGATGAACAGGGCATACCACGACTGCCCAAAGTTGGCGTCAAAGGTAGTCACGGCAGAAATGGCGGTTTCAGCTGCGATGCCGGGGACAGAATATGAGCCAGAGGAGCCGACCGTCAGGCCGAGCATTCCAGAAATGTCGGTGCCGGAGGTGGGGGCGATCGCAAAGCCGACGGCCGAAGTCGTGCCGGTCGAGTTCGACGTGATGATGAACTGACTGAAGTTCGAGTTCCAGGTGACGACTGCGCCGGTCAACACGGCATTGATGACAGAAGCCACGCCGTTCAGGTTGGTCACGTTGGAGAAGTTCAGACTGGTGACGTTCTGAGCAGAGCCACCGTCGATCGTGACCTCGAAACCGCCTGAGGTGACGGCAGTCCAGACAGACAGCGCCTGCTGGGCGGTGGAGAGCGTCGATCCCACAAGTTGACCGCTCGAGGCCGTCTTGGCCCAGCGCCCGATGCTCAGTGAGGTCGGCTGAGGGCTCTGGCCGAAGTAGTCGACCGCCGCGTAGTATTCAGGGGAGGCGTTGCCAAAATCAGAGGCGACCTCAGGCAGACTCGAATAATTGCGGATCCGCTCAGAGGTATCGATGACATTCGATGAGCCGAGAACCAGAAGTGTATTGAGGTTTTGCATCTGCGCAGCCTGGGGCGTCAGAACAACACCAACCTGGATGAGCCGAGAAATGGGAAGCGCGTTTGCCATTGTCATGTACCCTTATTGACTGACTGTGACGGGGACACTCGGGGTGTCTATCTCGTTCTGCGGATAAGCCACGAGGTCGGCGGCGAGAATGGTTAGGACTGGATAGGTGCGCTCAATCAAGCGCCGAACACGGAAGGTCATATCGAGCCTGTAATACCAGAGCGTGTTGAGCAAGACCGACGCCCCACGAGCACCTTCGACTTCAATCAGCGACACCTTGGCAGCCCTCAGGGTGTCGAGGTTCTGGCCAACACTGAGCCCGTCACGGATTAAGCTGTACGTGTCATCGGCTGAAGGACCGTAGATGCTGCAGAGGATTTCCAGCTCCTCCTGTCTAGACACGACATCGGCGCCATCGCCGCCATTCAGAGTAGGATCATGTTTGACGAAGGCATTGGTGTCACCGCGGCGATGCGAAATTCCGAGCGACACCCAGGTCGTGCTGTTGCTCGGAGGAGACGGGAGCGTCACCTGCCAACGAGGGCGGACCATGGTTCCATCAAGACCGGTCAGTCCAACGATAAGACGCTGGAACAGAGCGACCAGATTAGCGTCCTCAAGGGGAGGATTGGCGTCTATGGGAGTGAGAAAGCCTGCGACGTTGCTTGGCATCACGGAGCACTCGTCAGGTTGATCATGTCACACTCGGCCTGATAAAACCCAAAGTGCGACAAGTTGGTTACCTTGCGGACTAGGTACGTGCTGCCTCCCCACGCGATGTTGTCAGCTTGGAAGCCGGTGGCCGCGTCAAGAAGCTTTGTCTTGGTGTAGATGGTGACGTTGTCCTGTGAGTGGACATACTCAGCTTCGAGCACCATTGGATTGCCCTCAGTGGCGACCGTACCAATGAGCTCAAACGTGCTCTCGACCACACTACCAACACCGTCATCACCGATGACAGAGGCGCGTCGAGTGACAACGACCGTGGAGGCAAAATCAGGATCTTGGACGATATCGCCAACGTCAATCATTTGGTGCGCCTCCGAAGGACGTAGGTGACTGAGTTGCGCATCTGGCCGGTGTTGACCAACGGCCTAATCCCAGCGGCATCTTGCGCCTGGTCTGGGGCAATTCCGTCACTGACCATCTGAAGATATTTCTTCTCGCTCTTACGACGCGAGGCAGTTCCGCGGGCCCTGGCTCTGGCGGCGATGGTCGCCGGCTTCAGCGCCTCGAAGTCGCCGTTCTGGATTACGCGGCGGACTGACGAAACTGCAGTCATGCCGGCCGCGCTCAAAGCGCTGGTAGCTCGTCCCTCATCGGAACTCAGCAGGGCCTCTGCGCCACCTCGCAAGCAAGTAGCGATCTTGGCCTGGGCTTCTTTGACACCCGGAACCAAGAACGGGCGAGCTGGGATCCCAAGCTCAGGAGCACCAGTTTCTTGGACGTAGGCGATCATCGCGTTATTGGGGCCGCCAGACTCTTCTCGGTCATCGTTCTCCGACGGAACACCGACCATGACAACGCGTCCGACGAGATCCTGAATGCTCTTCAGGACTTTGTCGACGTTATCCTTGGTTACGGTAGTTCCGTTCTTTGCCATTCTACACCACCAACGCGCCGGCGCCGACCATGCGGGCATACTGAATGAACCTGGTTCCGTAGTTGGTCAGGTTCCAGTTACCGGCTCCGTCAATCATGCCTGCCCCGGTGTCGTAACTGACGCTGACAGGGCCGACAGACTTAGAGGCGATAGGACCAGATGACTGACCTGGAACAGAGCCACTAGCGCCGGACGCCACGTTCGGAGCTGAAAGAGCCAATTGATGAGCCACAAACAACCCGGCACCGACGTCCAGCAGCTCAGCCCAACGTGTCACGTTCAGCTGAATGGACGCCACATAGAGCCACTGGGTTATCGCGGCGTCTGTGTAGACGGTGGGGTCGGTGAACTCAGGATATAGGTCTCGGAACGTGGCGGCGGTCAGCATGGCCCTAGCCCTTCTTGCTCTTGCTCTTGACGGCGTCGATCTTGGCCTGAGCTTTGGCGGCGCCTTCGGCGTCATTCTTGGCTTCAGCGTCCTCGAGCTCGGCGACGTCTTCGGCCAGTTCGACGGCATCGTCGTCGTCATCCGGAGCCTCACCGAGCACGACGCCACCGGCAGCTTCGAAATACCAATGCTCGGTCAGGCCCTTGTCCAGAGGCGAGATCCCTGCGGGGATCTTAATCTGCTTTCCGTCGTTGCCGGTGATCGTAATCCCGCCGACCGGAACATTCACGAGAACTTTGCTCATCTTCATCTCTCCTGGGATCGGTTCGCGGGGAGGACCTGAGATCCTCCCCAACGCACCTTAGATGCCGTCGGCGTACTGAACGGTTTCGGGGTAGACGAACTCGACGCAACCCAGGCGACCGAAGTAGGTGGTCAGCTGGTAGATCGAGCGATATTCGACCGGAGTGCGCTGCAGCGGGACCAGGGGGAACCGCACACGGTCTTCTTCCTGAGTGTAGGCGATCATGCGATCGGCGCCGGAAGCGCCACGGCCGACCAGCCACTTGCACGGCTGGATGTCAAGATCACGGCCCTGGCCGGTCTTCAGCAGATTGTTTTCCTTCAGGAACTGCATGATGGAGATATTGCCGGCGGTGCTGACCTTCTTGCTGACGAGCAGCGAGAACTGGGTCGGGGGCAGCAAGAGCTTCTCGGGGATGATGGCCCAGCCGGAAGCGGCCCAGGCGGCGTTGACCAGGGTGTTGACGTCGTTCAGGATTTCGTCGGCCGCAGTGCTGCCACCCGACGTGTCGTCGGCGATCTTCTGAGCCCAGGTGGTGTGGCCGGAACCGTTGGCCACCACGTTCGAGGCGGTCACCAGCGGGGAGTTCAGCAAGCCGTAAGCACTGAGCGTCGAGTCACCGATGTAGACCTGCTCGTCCACGTCCATGTTGTGCTTCAGCTTCAGGGCATTGTATTTCTGCACGTCGATCGGGCGGCCCAACTTCTGGGCGGACGCGAGCTCGGGCACGGTGAAGCTGATTTCCTGGCCCCAGAGGTACAGGGGGTTGGTGGTCTTGCCGATGTCCAGGGCCATCGAGGTGATGGCGTTGCTGTCCTTGCCAATCCAGCTCTTGCCACCAGGGGCCATGCCGCCAGCCGCGGCAAACGAGGAGTTGGTGAATGAGCTGTATTCATCGGCCATGCTCACGTCGGAGCGCAGGTCGATGTCTCGGCTCCAGGTCACGCTGACCAGCGGCTCGTGGAGCTTCTGGTCGAGGCGCTCAAGTTCGCCGATCAGGAATGAACCGGTACTGTCGACGGTCCGAGCGTCAAAGGTCGTGAAGGCGTCGCGGGTTCGGGCGCGGATCAGACCGGGCTTTTTCGGGGTGTGCATTTGCGAGGTCTCCCGCTTAGATGTTGAAGGCGATTTCGGTGTTGCCGTTGGCATCGGCAGGACCGGTGTAGATGGCGTTGGTCAGCAGAATGGTGTTGGTGCTGTCGGCCGCGGCTTCGAACCCACCAATCGGCTTGCCGGTGGCCGCAGCGGCGACGCGGACATACACAGCGCCGTTGAGCTGGGACGCCGTGGCGCCGTTGAGCTTGACGGTGATGTAGCCGCGGCGCAGAACGTTGCCGATGCCGGAGGAGGGCGGAGTCGAGGTACCCAGGCCGTCGGTGCCGTTGCCGGTGGTCGGGAACGGGCGGACGTAGATGCCGTAGACCGCCTCAGCCACGTCGCCGGTGGTGATGGAGCGAAGAGCCAAGGTCGTGGCGTCGATGGCGACGGCAACGCCGAAGGTGGTCGGATAGTTGGTGGGGTCCAAAGGACGGGCTTCGATCGTGGCGGCCGAGGACCGGGTCACGGCGCCGGGAATGCCGGCCGGCATGCGGTAGGTGAAAGCAACCATTGCTTGAGCTCCTTACTTGTGCTTCCAGAACGCGCGGTTCTGGGCGTTGATGTCGGCGACGTTCTTCGGGCCGATGCCCACGTTGCCGCCGAGGTCTTTACGGATCACGGGGCTGTTCTGCTTGCCGGCCACGGCAGCCGCGCCGTTGAACAAAACGGCGACTGA